GCAAATATATCTGCATTTGTACCTTGCGCATAGATAGCTTGAGTTTTTTGTAAATTAAAATCAGCATCACACATATCAGAGATTCGATATACCGACACACCAGAACCCAAAGATACTACAGGTATTGCTTGATCTGGTTTGTAAAATATTTCTATAGTCTTAGTTTTAGTATCCAAATTATAAATATATCTCATAAAGTCTTTATCAATTAAAAGACTATTTTGCATCTTACTACTATCTTTGTAATCTTGTTCTACTGAGCATTGATGGAATGTAATAACATTAGCGTTCATATCGACACCCCAAATATTTACAGGATAAGGAAAAGTTTCAGAAGTAAACACATCGGTAACTTCTTTTTTAATCGCTACAGTTTCTGAATCTTCACTACCAGCCCAATAGACTCTATTGGTAACTGCTTTATTGTTGATAAATGCTCTAAATAAAATCATTATGAGGTTGCTCCATTTCTTGTACCTGTAGCTGTAAATGTTACAGTATTTCCGTTTAAGTTTACAGCCTTACCAGCTGCCCCACCTGCTCCACCAGAATTTTCACCTTGAGATCCAGCTGCTCCTACACCTCCACCGTCTCCTCCAGCACTACCATTAGATGCAGCTGCTCCACCAGATCCTGCCGCACTTACAGAACCTGCCGAGCCTGCATTACCTGAAACATTGTTACCACCTTGACTCACAATACTTCCAGCTGCTCCACCAGCACCTCCACCAAAGCCACCTCCGCCACCACTTCCAGAAGCTGTATCATTTCTTGTGCCACCTTTAACTGCTACGGCTGTTATAACACCTTTACCACCGCCGCCACCGCCGCCACCGCCAGAAATAGTTCCGCCAGTATTATCAATAGTAGTGTCAAATTGCATATTAATAGCGTGTCCTGCTGCACCACCTGCGACTCCTGCACCATTGTTTGAAGCACCACCAGCACCACCGTCGCCACCATCACCGATAATGGTTGAATTATTATCAATTGTAATCACATCACCACTAGTCCATCCTGTGCCTGTATCTAGGGCTGCTGTGCCAGTTGAGGTTGAAGAAATAGTTGCATTATTGACTAAGGTTACATCACTTAGGCCTGCAACATAGGTGCCGCCTCTGTTATTGTAAATATTGTAATTAGAAGTATCACCTGAAATGGTTAAAGTAATTGCAACACGATTAGAAGTGCCGTAAAAACTTGACATGGTAATTGCACCTGATGAGGCAATGCCAGAAGTGCTTGAAGCTGTCGGCACTAAACTACCACCACGATAATATTCAGATAAAGAATGTGGGGTGCTACCACCAAATTCTGCCGCTATTTCGGATATTGCTAAACTAGAACCGCTACTCTTTATGGTCATGTTTGAGTTCCTCTATTTCAGCTTTTAATTCTTTTATTGCTTCAATAAGAACACCAACAAGGTTGCCGTAAGCAACTGACATATACTCGCCTTCATCATGTACTACTTCTGGCATTACTTTTTGCATTTCTTGAGCAATTACACCAGTTCCTCTTCTACCATCTCTATCAAAGGTAACGCCACGCATATCAGTAACTTTATCTAAAGCATTATCAATAGTTTCTATATTGTCTTTTAGTCTTTCATCAGAAAAAGCTGTTACATCATTGTTAAAGGTTGCAGCACCTGCTGCTGACATATCAAGGGTTAATGCTGTAATAGTAGAACCACCGTCATTACCTTTAAAAATAATGTCTTTGTCACTGGTAGCTGACTGCATTATAAAATCAGTTGAGCTATTAGTAAATCGACCTATTTCTGTGCCAGCATCTTTAAAAATAATATCTGCACCATCTGCATCTAAAATAATATCGCCAGCAGAATCTAAAAGCATATCAGAACCACTATGTAACGATTGATCTCTATTTTTAAATTGCCATCCTACGGTAGCATCTCCAGAATAAACTAAAGTAAATGCTGCTCTTTCATTTGCTACTACAAGGTCAGAAGCGGCACCATTTATATTAGAACTGTTACGACCTACAGTTAAATTATTAGTATCAAAAGTATTTTCTGAATCTAAAAAAGTTACTTCATCACCTGCGGCAGGTGAGGCAGGTAAGGTGATTGTTCTAGCTCCACCAGAAGTATCAACTAATAGTTGTGCTCCCGCTTGTACTGTTTCGGCTGCATTGACAACACGCCAATATCTAGTTTCTTGATCTTTAACAATGTCGGTGCCGTTTGAATGACAAACATAATGATTGCCTTCACATAATAAAAAACCTGTTTGACTGGTTACTTTAAAAGTAAGGGTGTAACCTGCATGATCGGTACCATCGATAATGTTAAAAAACTTTTCAATACTTGCAGGCATATTAACGGTTCGATTCGCTGCTAGGGTACCTGTAAATTTAATGCTCATGTTTCTTGCATTAGATACTGCTGCATTAGACATTACTAGAGTAACATCGCCAGAGGCAACGTTAACTTCTTCGTATCCAGCTATCGCTTGTTGAACAACGTTAAAATTATTATTGGTTTTATCACCCCATGTTCCAGGGTTTTCTCCAGTTACTTGTAGCTCGAATTTTAAATCACTTGAGTACGATGATGCCATAATTACCTACTTTGTATGTTTATATTCATTATAAGGTCGTTATGCAACCTTTTCAACCTCATCCACAACAACCCATGTTTGACCTGTGCCTTTACTTACAGAAGTCCATGTTTGACTAGATCCTGTGCTCACCGCAGAATAACTTTGTCCTGTGCCTGTGCTGACAGTTGCCCAACCAATACCGTTGGCTAAACCAATACTACTGGTCAATCCAGCTGCGGTTGTAGCTACATTAGCATCAGCAACAGTAACAACGCTGTTGATAGAAAAAGCCATCGCAGATCCAGTAAGACTAACGTTTGCGTCTGCTACAGTAACTACATCGGTTTGATTTAAGGCTAAAGCAATACCAGAAACTTCTACTATAGTATTAGGTACACCTTGTGCTCCAAAACAATCTTCAGCAAATGTGGTTGCACCAAAATACATATATTATCTCCTAATCCGCTTCCGCTATGGTGTTACCTGCTGCCACCCATTCTTGTATTGCTTGATAGTCTGTATTTGCTGTGTCTTTGGGTACAGATAAAATAGTATTATCTTGCGTAGTTATATTATAACTTACAACTTCGTCTGTAATACTACATTTCATTTTCTGTACATTTTGAATATAACTGAAATCTATCATTTATAACTCCTATAATTCTGCTGTTGCAGAAAATCTACCTGTGTTTAAATACATCATACCTATACCACCAGGTATATTATTTAAAGTACCACCTGACCCTAAGTCTATTTGTACTGCGTGAGGTGTATTATATGATGTGCCTAAACTAGCACTTCCAGCAACAGCTCCATTCCATAAACCAACTGTTCCAGATATAGCATTTGTTGGTGCTGCTCTCATTTCTACAGGCAACATAAATCCCCATCTAAATACTTCTGTTGTACTATTATTCCAACCTCTGCCAAACATATATCCTGACCTATCTCCTGTTGTAAAATGATACCTTTGGCATCTTGCTAAGTTATCACCAAACGATTCGTTTTGAAATGGTGGTATGGTTGTTGAATCATACTCGCCTACTTCTAGTTGAACTCCTGTTAAATACCAGTCATTACTTGTACTGTCTGCTAAGTTTACATTACCAACTACTCTATTCGCATTAACTGTTGTTACCCAAGATGTTGCTAAAGTACCACTTGTAAAATTACTTCCAGCAGCTAACCACCAATTTATTCTTAATGACTCACCATTATCATTGTCAAATGCTCCTGTAGTATCACCATCAAAAGTTAATACTTTTTTCTCCCACGTGTTGGCACTTGAGATAGTATATGCTTGACTTATAGTTCTGTTATTATCATTATCATCTAATTCCATAATGTATGTTCCAGTTTTAGCTGACTTTACCCAAAAAGATATAGTCATTTTTTCTGCATTAGCTGTACCTTTTTTAAATAGCTGTAAGTCTTGTCCCTCTAATTTTTGGACTACAATTAAAACAGCACCTGCTGATGGACTTGCTCCTGCTGTTGTACAATCCATTTTTAAAGAATTTGCAAAACCACTTCCAGTTGGTGCGTCTGTTTCTTGTGATACAGTCCAAGTTCCTATACCAAATGAATGACTCATTCTGTCCACAGTTAAATACCCACCACCTGAACTATGTCCTGAACTTGAAGTTCCTCTTTGAGCTACTGCCATATCACCATTATAAATAATTGGTTTTACATTTGGTCTATTAGTTACATGGTCTAGATTAGATAGCGGTAAGTTACCTGATGCTGCTGGTATGGTTACTGTATTAGTTCCAGCAACTGCTGGTACGGTAATCGTTACATCACCTGAAGTGCTACCTTTTAATTTAATGCTACTCATTAGTCTGCCTCCGCTATGGTGTTACCTTCTGCTACCCAATCTT